GTCACGAGGGTCGGGACCCGGGTGATCTTCTTGGACGGGACGCCGTTCGTATTTATATTGTGAAACCGGACAATCTCGATGAGGGCCGGTTGGGTCTTGATGAAGTTCATGATATCGGCCGACCACTTGCACTTATCCGAGTAGACCAGCAAGGCCATTACTCTGAGGGTCTTTTTTTTCGGCCGCCCCGAAACGCGCCGACCAACTTTTTTCATCGACTAAATTAATGAAGGACCTGATCACAGTTGGCCTTCTGCTCGTGATCGCGTTCCTGATTTGGAACGGTCGTCAGTCGGCCACCTACGCCGTCGAGGTCAGCGCCCCGACAGGCGACCGCGTGTCCCCTGACGTGACCCAGGTCATCATCGACGCGGTCATAGCGACCAAGGACAATTACCGTCCGCTCGAGACGCTCTTCATCAACCATCAGGGTGACGGCGTCTACAACTCGCGCTTCATGTTCCTGAACATGAAGAACTACTACGGCGAACAGATCGATGTACAGGCCCGCGTGAACCAGAACGGCACGGTCGATATCCTGAACCAGACGCCGTCCGCCAAGGTTGACTACAGCAAGGCGTACAAGCCTGATCGTTACGAGTCGTGGGAGGTGGTCCAGAACGCCCTGGACGCTCAGCTGGCCGACGCCCTGAGCAAGCCGGTCATGGTGCCGCCGCTCGAGTCGTATCAGCGCTAGAAAAATGCCCCATCAGACTAGGATGGCGCTCCCAGTGACCGCCAAGGAGATGGCGGCCCTTGAAAAGGCTCGCCAGAACGTCAAAAAGGAGACGTACAAGGCTTTACTCGACCAATTCTCTCGCAAAATTCGCACGTCGCACGAACTCGGGCTGAAGAGTGCACTCTTGACCGTCCCCCCGTTCGTCGTGGGATTTCCACGGTACGACCTCCCCAAGGCTGTCCGTTACTTGTGCCGACAGCTCCAAAAACTGGGGTACACTGTTGACATGTCTGGACCAGTCAGTTTCAGAGTTCGCTGGGACCGCCGGTCTCGGGCTGTACAGGAAGAGCCCGCAGAGGACCAGACAATGGACCTTCTGCCCGGTCTCGTGAACCTGCAGAAAATGGCTCAAAAAATAAGGGTGACCAAAGGCAAATGATCAGCCCGCGCAACCTTGTCCAGATCCGCTACAAGTCCCTTCTCGAGAATCGCCTGATACCAGTCGTAGTCAGCACTGGCCCAGCCGGTACCGGCAAGAGCCTTCTGGCGTGCAACTCGGCGGCGCAGGCTCTCAAACTCGGCCATGTGAACCGCATCATTCTGACCCGCCCGGCCGTTTCAGTGGATGAGCAGCATGGTTTCCTGCCTGGAACCCTCGAAGACAAGATGGACCCGTGGGTCCGTCCATTGACGGACGCGCTCGGCCGCCATTTCCGCCCGAACCATATCCGGACGATGATGGAGGACCGTCAGATTGAGGTGTGCCCATTGGCCTACATGCGCGGCCGGACGTTCGACGCGTCCTGGATAATCGCAGACGAGATGCAGAACTCGACGCCTAATCAGATGCAGATGGTCCTGACTCGGATCGGTGAAGGCTCCAAGATGGTCATCACAGGCGACCCTCGTCAGCACGACCGGGGGTTCGAGGACAATGGACTCGCGGACTTTGTGTCGCGCCTCCGGCCTTCGGATCAAATACAGCACGTCATTTTCACCGAGGCTGAAATAGAGCGCCATCCGGTGATTAAAGAGATTCTGGATTGGTACAAGTAATGGAGCTGACCGCGTCGCGGTCCTACGGTAAACTTGTTTTCCTTTACTAAAGACGCATGGACCTGCTCAACGAGTCCGAGAGACGCTTTACCAAGAAGCTTTGTGATGCGATGATTCCGGTGATGATTGAGGCTTTCTGGGAGATTTGGCTCGAGGCCAAGAAGGAGGTCATGGACAAAAAGTCGAAAAACACGACGCTGGTTTTCCAGGAGCTCCTGCGGGCCATCAAGACTTGGAACTCTTCAATTTCCCTAAAAAATACAGAGGCGATCGTCAAGAACCAGCCTCTGTTCCCAAACCTGATGGCGGCTGTGTTCGTCATCCACGTCAAGATTCTGAGCTCGATCCGGACAGACAAAAAGTCCAAGAAGATTTGCATCAAGCTTCCGGCGAACGACGTGTTTGTTCAGCGGTGCTACGAGGCGTGCGCCAAGGACCTGTACGAGCGGCCCCATATCATCACGGAGCCCCACACCGAAGAGGAGCGCAACGATGATCTCCGGGTGCGATTTTCAAAGAAAATTGCCGAGGTCATAGAGGACCTGGTTCCGACGGCTGAGATTCTTCAGACGTACCTGCCGATGCCGGCGGCCGGTGAGGATCTGAACCTAGATCACGAGGATGAAGAGGCCCCGGAGGACGAGGACGAGGACGTACCTGACGTGATGAACGAAGACCCCGTGAACGTCGATGGGTCCAACATGGAGTTTGGCAAGACGCCAGGCGGCGTCGATAACACCGTGACCGTGAACAACAGTGGGACGCCACCGAACGTTCCAGGAGGCACGCCAGCCCCGGAGCCGTCCGTGTCTAACATGGAACAGAACCTATTTGATGACGCGGCAGAGTCGCGAGTCGGTCCGCAGCGCATCGAGAAATTGCCCTAAAAAATTGCTCCACAGGTACTAGAATGGATCAGCACCTCCGGGACCCTGCAGGCGCCGCCGTTATCGCAGGCGCCGTGACCATGGCTTACGTATATGGCCGGGCTAAAATGAACAATGAAGGACCCATCAAGAACTCGGAGCTCATGAAACCGGCGTTCTTGGTGGCTCTTTTGGTATATTTCATCGTCTCTCGATCATCTGAGTCGCACGAGACGATGACCAAAGAACCTTACTAATTTACTTAAGGATTTAGAACTTATAGAGTGGTAGAGATGACCACTATTCAGGCTTTCAATGAGATGATGGGCCAGTTCCTCGACGAACTCGTAGCAACGTTCCCCGAGGAAGAGGCGTTCAAGGCTGTCCAGGCCACCCCGCGCACGCGCGCGACGTTCGACGCATTTATGAAGCAAATCGGGCCGTTCTCGTCCCAGCTCATGGCCAAGTCTCCCGACTTTTTCAGTGAGCAAAATGAGTTCGTCAAGGGTCTGAACCTACAGGTGGCGTGGGCCAGTCCAGATGCAACTTCTGCGACCAAGGATGCCATCTGGCAGTACATCCAGACGATGTACATCCTGGGCAACACGATCAGCATGTTCCCACCCGAGACGCTCAGTATGATCGAGGCGGCTGCCGAGAATTGCGCCAAGAACATGAAGACGACCGGTGGCGCCATGGACGAGAAGGCGCTCATGGCTGGTATGAACAACATGCTTTCCCAGATGATGGGTGGCGGTGGAGGTGGCGGGCTCGCAGCCCTGATGGGCGGCCTCCAGCCGCAGCCACAGCAGGCCCCTCGTCCCCGGTCGAAGGCCAAGGGCCGAAAGAAGTAATTTCTCAGACTATTACAGAATGGACCCGCGAGAGATTTTTCGCAACGACAAGCTCCTCGAGTTTTGGCCGACCGCGAAGCAGTCGGCCCGTGAGCGCGTCGCGGCCACTTCCCGATTCGTCATCTATGCATCAGTCCTAATTTACATCATTAATCGCGACCCGCGAATTTTCGCTCTTGGTGTGTTGGTCCTGGCTATCCTTTACTACCTGTACGGTGCGAACCTGATAAAGGACGGCAAGCTTCGTCCGGCCCAGGGCGACGGTCGCGCTCCAGGCCCGTTCCGCGAGGAGGTTTACATGCCCTCGTTCAACAACCCCATGGGTAACGTGCTTCCGACCGATTACATAGACTACCCGGACCGGCCGAGCGCCGCGTGGTATCCCAGTGTGCGGCAGGAAGTTGCCGTACAGTGGAGTAATATCCACCCGTTCGAGCGCAAGCGTGACGCCGAACGTAATTTTTACACGGTCGCATCGACGACCATCCCCAATGACCAGGCGGCTTTTGCTCAGGCGGCCTACGGCAAGCCGTTCTCCCCGATCTGCAAGGATCAGGGTGGTGACGCGTGCGACCCAGACCGCTTCTATTCTACACTTCCCGAGAGTCCTCAGATGCGCGCAGGAAACGGCCGCTAATTAGGCAGCCGACGTTCCTGAGCCGTCAGCGTGCGCACAAGGGCGCGCCGACCCTTACCAGGGAGGCTCGCCGCATATCTCGCGCCGCGACCCACAGAGGCTGCGGCGCGACCAGTCAAATTCCGGGCTTTGGCCGCCACCTTCCATGGGGCGACCAAAGCCTTTGCGGCGCTTGCCGCTGTCGCACTCCGCCCGCGAGCCTCCAGGGCGGCCAGTTTACGCTGAACTTTAGGAGGCAGGCCGAGCGTACGATTAAAACGGCTCTCCGGTCCCATCTTCGCCTTCAGAAGGGCGGGGAGCATACGCGGGTCCTTGGACGCCAGGGCCGCGGCCGTCTTTTCAGAAAGTTTGTAATTTCCAGCAATAGGCAGACCGGCGTGCGCCTGCTTCAGGACCGACTTGGGGAACTGATACCCCTGGGCCTCGAAACGCAAAACATTTGATGCTGAAATTGAGGGCATCGGCAAGTTGGTCCATGCGCCCTCGCCAAACTTGCGGGGCATTCTGCTCCCGTTCAGCTTGACCCACGTCATTTTCGGTTCGTAAAGGCTGGAATTGGGTTGGCCACCCAGGCACGCCTTGCGGCCACACGTCAGGGGACGGCGCAGACGGGCGCGTTCCACAGCGGGGAACTTTGTGAGACCATGGGAGCGGCCCATCGTCCGCGTCATGTACGAGTAATTGGGACCGCTCGTCCCCAGGGGCCAGACGGCAAGGGCTTTGCCCGACGCGCCGACGTAGGGTGTGTTGACCTTGCGACCCCCGAGCGCAGCCTGCAGAGCCAGAAGCGTCGTGAGCGCCTTGGCGCCTCGCCCGACGGACGACGCGCGGGCCGAGCCGCGGCGGGCACGCGGAGGATTCCATGGACGCACACCAGGTGACGCTGACTTGGCGCGACGATACATGGGGTTCACAGAAGTCCCAAGCCGACCGGGGGCGGAACCGGCGCGCAGACTGCGCCGGCGGCGGGCAGGCGAGGCCGATTTGGCCTTGCGATAACGAGGGCTCACCCGAGCGGGTGCAGAAGGCATACTATAAATCTATAGTTTTTTTCGGACACTACAGTAATAATGCCTATCCTGAACACGAGCCCATTGGTCCTTCAGGAGGGCGTGATGATGGGTCCGGCCACCGTTGTTCTGGCCGACAAGACCGATGTGGAGAGCATGCTCCGTGAGCGCACCACCATCGCATGGAAGAAGAACGTGACCGAACAGCCGTATGACTTCCCTAACAGCTACGTCACCATCCCGCAGCGCGTGATGGGCTGGAACCCCGTCAGCACGTATGTCGATGATCAGAACACTCGTTTCGTTCAGAGATATTTTAGTAAGTAAATAGTAACATGGACCCATTGGCTCTTGCTGCAGTCGTCGGCCTTGTGTTTGCAGGCAAGCGTCTGAGTGAGTCGTCCGAGTCTTCGGTCGAAAAGCCCGTCCAGGCAGCGGCTACACCCTCTTTGACCCGTCGTGACGTGGATCTCATGGCGAATCCACGTGATCACTCGAAGGACTATTTTGACCTCAAAATTATGACGCCGGATCTGGGTCGGCGCATCGGCGACTCTCGTCTCGGTCCCAAAAACGAAATTGGGTCTCTCCAGGACCGTTCACCTGACGCGGGCCGCTTCCCGTTCGGCCAGCCTGTCTATGACTTGTACAACCGTCAGAACGTGACGAACAAAATGAACAATCTTCAGCCCATCGAGCGCAAGAACGTCGGTCCGGGTCTGGGTGTTGCGGCCGACGTCCCAGCGGCGGGTGGTTTCCACAACTTTTTCCGGGCGCTTCCCACCAACACCAACGAGGAGCGTCTCACGACCCTCGAGGGCCGTAACGGACCTTCCAATCCCGTCGTCAAGAATGGCGGTACGACTATGGGTGATATCACTCACCAGGCCAAGGACTCCAAGGCGTGGTACCGTGCTCCTGCCCAGAATAAGGGCGAGGGTCAGGGTGGTGCCCTTTTGGGACCCGAGGGCCGCCCGGACTTTATCAAGACCCGCCGCTCGACCATCCGTCACGAGACGGGTATGCGCGCAGACGGTCTCGAGAAAGGCCCGGCTCAGTACAACGTGGCTCAGCCGTACGCTTCGGGTGGTGAGGCTGCATACACGGACAAGTCCCTGACTCGCATGAGCGGCTACCGTGAGAATGGAAACCGCCCAGAGGGTCCCGGGCGTATGAATGTCCGTACGGACCCCATCAATCAGGGTGGCGCCCCGTCATGCCTTCGGTCCGAGACGACGGCGTTCCCCGTGGCTGCGGCCGATGGTGGTCGTTTCCAACAGTATCAGCGTCCTGAATTCGACAGATTCAATGAGAAGAAGGGTCGCATGAACCCATGGTCGACCAACGCCTCCATGGATATGGCGATCCAGCAACTCGACAAAAACCCAATTGCCCAGCCGCCTCTTTCGGTCGTCTAAAATAATCTAGACCAATTGTAAAATGAGCGGAGGTATCGTTCAGCTTGTCGCGACCGGTGCTCAGGACGCGTGGCTGACGGGCAAGCCCGAGGTTTCTTTCTTCCGGTCCAACTACCGCCGGTATACCCACTATGCTCATTCCGTGGAGCGTCAGATTATCCAGGGTCAGCCGACCGCTGGCGGCATCTCGACCATTCGGTTCGAGAAGAAGGGTGACCTGCTCTCGTACGTGTACTTCACTGCCCGTGACACCAACGGCTCCGTGATCTCCAACCTGGACTGGTCCAAGGTGATCGACAAGGTGGAGCTCATGATCGGCGGCCAGATTATCGACACCCAGGACTTTGAGTACTCGACCGACATCGAGCCCCTGACCGGCGCCCAGAACTTTTCCCAGCGCTACCTGAACAACGCAGCGGGGACTCAGGCGACCCCGACCAACCAGAAGGCGATCTTTTACCCCCTGAAGTTCTTCTTCTGCAAGGACTGGTCGGTTTCTCTGCCGCTTGTGGCGCTGCAGTTCCACGACGTGGAGCTGCGCATCAGCTGGTCCCAGAACCTGGGCACGACGGTCAACTTCGGCGCGACGACGAATCCTCTGCTGTCGGCTGCTCCCCAGGCGACGGCCAATTGTCTGGCTGCGAGCGCCGGCCCGAACAGTCTGAACTCCAACACGGCCAACCTGGTCCTGAACTCGACGGTCGGTCCTCTGTTCCCGGGCATGCTCGTCACCGCGGGCACGTCCAACCTGCAGACGAACGTGGGTGTGGTCCAGTACATTTCCAACGCCTCGAGCACCACGGCTTACTCGACCGCCAACGTTCTGGTCGCCTTCTCGAACACGGCCAATACCAACGTCATCTCCACAACCTACACGGCGACGACTCTGAACGTGTTCGCTCCGGTCATCTCGGGCCAGGTGCCGACCGCGACTTCGATCGCTGCAGGCACCTCGACGCAGATCACCTTCAGCAGCTACTCGAGCCCCCTGGGTCAGGCGACGACCCCTTCCATCGGTCAGTACGTGGCTGGTCTGCCCGTGACCGGCCCGGCGTACGTGTCGGCAGTGTCTGGTCAGACCGTGACCGTGACGTACCCGACCACGACCGCCTCCGCCATTCCCCAGGGCTCGATCCTGTCCTTCTTCCAGGGCACGGCCACGTCGACCGTCAAGTACTCGGACCTGATGTTCCAGTGCTGGTCGAACTTTGTGTACCTGGATGAGACTGAGCGCAACTTCTTCGCGAAGGGTGCCCAGGACCTCCTGATTACCCAGGTGAACCGTGTGACCATCCTGAGCAACCCAGTTCAGGAGCTGGCCCTGGCCCAGCCGGTCAAGTTCCTGGCCTTCCCGGCCGCCAACTACCCGGCCATCTACGCCAACGGCGCCAACAGCGTGGCGGCCGCCCGCTACGTGCTCAAGACCCAGATCAACGGCGTGGACGTGGGCGAGTTCCGCTCCCTGCCCGCCTACATGGACGCTGCCCACTACTACAACACGCCCTTCGGCTACATCCACAACAACCAGGTGGCGAACGTGGCGATCATCAGCTACTGCCTGGACACGTCCAAGCTCCAGCCGACCGGCACCCTCAACTTCTCCCGTCTGGACACTTTCCGTCTGATCACCGACCCTCAGCTGCCCAACGGTATGCTGGGTCTGACTAACCAGGCCATCAGCTCGCCGTACCTGTACGCCGTAAACTACAACGTGCTCCGCATCCAGAACGGTCTGGCCGGGCTCATGTACGCGAACTAGATTTTTTCCGATAAGAAAAAAACCAACCAAAATTAAACACCATGCAGCTCTGGCAGTGGCTTCTGCTTCTCGGTCTCGTGTTTCTAATCAGTTACAATCCGCGCACGGGAAATATATCAAAATATTTTGGTTCTGAAATATTAGAGGGTCGTCCCAATGGCGACGCCCCGAGGCCCTCGCGAAAGGCACAAAGCAATAGCGATCCCAGTGAGCACAGTGAATGATGTTCCTCACTTTTTGATAGTCCATGACCGGCGCTACAAAGAGTGGACGTTCGTCACCGGCGGGTGTCGCCGACGAGAGGTCTATAACCCGCTTCGCTGTGCGGTTCGAGAACTCGAGGAAGAAACACGAGGCATGATAAATTTGAAAAGGGGGTCATACTCTTATTTCAAATTCATCACAAATACCCCAGAGCCACGAGATATCGAGGATGGGGTCGATGTCGTAAACGTCTATCACGTTTACATATTCGATATGCCTATGACGTCTATAGAGCACCGTCATATAGTAAAGCGGTTCCTCGAAGAAAAGGAGAAGATGGAAGGGGCCCAGGTTC